CTCGGGCTTGCAACTGATGCTGAAAAAGCAGTGCAGCGTAACAGCAAACCGACGCAAAAATCAAACATTGCGTAGGAAGCATAACGCTGACCCCATAGGCGCAAACTTGACCAGCTTATGTCGTCTACCATTCGGTAGTATACAATAGTCTGATCGAGTCGTGCGCATAGCGATCTGCCAAGTAGGTGGAAAAACCTTCTTGACAAGAGTCATAGAAACGGAGTCACTGGCTGAGGATAGATCGATGGTATCGATCTCGGCACTATAACTGCCAAACTCGGCCAAAGACACGTTATATGACTGATCGCTAAGCCTAACGATACTGTGAAGTACCGTCGAGCTTATGGAAGTAAGCATCGCATCGAGGACACCTTGCTGAAAGAACTGTAGGACATTAGATTCCATACATATGGATCTAGATGTCTTTAAGTCCTTTGGCACGAACCTCAATCTTGATAACCTACTCGCCTTTTTCCTAACGTTACTCCAGTTCGCAAGGTTGGGCACCGTGCGATCTGGAGTTAACCCAAGGGACTCGCCCAATCCATAGTGGCCTAAAAGCCCACCATAGATGAAGCGATTTATGATAGGATCGTAACGGAAAGCATCAACCTTCCGGATACGACCACGTACACGCTTTTCGCTGACAGATCCTGGCCCAAATTTTGGGAAGAACCCGTCAAGCGAAAGTGGAGGTAACGTTTTTCCTAGAATGCGTTTTAACGCAGCTAGGTCCACACTATCATAGTCCCAAGTAGATAGTCTGTTCTCAAGATCCAACCAGTTGCGAAAGGCAACTTTCTCTAGTTCAACGTCTTCATACGGTAACTTCTTACCAAAGGTAAGAAACGTATAAAGATAGTCGAGCAAAGAGGGATCTTCAGTCTTGAAATATCGGTGATATTCCTTGAACACTGGAGTGTCAAGGAATCCATCGATAAACTCGCCAATTAAAGACGAGGTACCATAGATCCTAGCATTAGATACTAGGGTATGGGCCAAGGCTGAAAACTGCTGAATGAGCGTAAGAAGTCCCACGCGCTGCATATTACGGAGAAAATCCGTGTACACAACACGTGGCTTACGACCACAGGCAGAGTTGAGCGGGCTATCTGATAGGAGAGTAAGCCAGCTAGCCACAAAGACCTTGACGGTCTCGTAGTTCGCATGACTAACTCCAACAGATTCACAAAAGGCGTCATCTATGTGGAATAGGCGACGCCCGTCCGAGGTTACGAGAGTAACCTCTTGTGAAGACACTACTTAACTATGGGGGATCCGGCAAGGATCCGTGCCAAGTAAGCAGTGTCTCGCGTGCCAGACGAGACAGAGGCGTAGGTGTAGCTAAAAGCCGCACCTGCGAGCTTCATCAAGTCTGAGAGCGCGAGCGGAGCTGCCGCATCAATGACAAACGTCATGCTGGCCTGAACAGGCCAATACATGATACTGTCACTGACGTCAGACGTCTGCTTCACCCAGGTACGGAACGTGAAGGAGCAGTATCTGCTCTTCACGCCTGGACCTGGGGGATCAACGTTGACGGTGAGCGTGGACGGATAACCAGTGTCTGAACCCGAGAGGGTATAGACAGCGGTCAAACGCCCGGTCTTTGCATCGGTATCATCCGCTGCAAGGATCAGATCCGACTTGTCGGCTGCCGGTAAGGTAACCGATTCGGTCGAGAGCGAGCTCACAAAGGGCAAAGTAGTCGTGATTGTCATGGTCCTAAGCCTTTCGCTTGGGAAAAGTGAGAAGTCTCACTGGACGAGACCTCCGACAAGACGTCGGAGGAGTGTACCACCGATAGAAGATACATCGGTGGGCGATATGGAAGGGTCAAATCTACTCTCACGCCACGCCGGGATGTGTAAAGACACATCACGGACATAGTGTTTGATATAGATTGGCTTTCCCATACTCGAGATCCACAAATTCTCGAGCTCCGCCTCGGTGAGAGGAGAAGTAATGGTGTAGGAGTGTACCATGTAAAATGGTACGCCAGCAAGAGTCAATGATGACCCAAGCTGCTGTATTGCAGTCCTAACACTAGCGACCCTGTTGGCCAAAAAGACAACAGGCATCTCTGAACCAAGGGTTACGATATCGTTGAATATTTCAGCGACACCGGTCCCTAGAAGGCCTGATAACAGCCTGCGAAGGCTTATTACCAGGTAGACCTTGGTGTGAACAGCAATATGGACACTCCTAGAGCCGATAATGTTATCGACTTG